TGGCAGTTGATAGATACGAAACCTACAACCCGTCATCTAGATGTGTCGTTGCCAACCCACTGTGTGTTCTTAAGGAGAAGAAGTTTGTCGGTTTGTCCGAACGTGTGGAAATTCATCAAAACGTTTGTTCCACTAGTCTGTGTGCTCCAGAGGAGAAGAAGTTTTTCGGTTCGTCCGAACGTGTGGAAATTCAGAAGAACGTCTGTTCCACTAGCCTGTGTGGCTCAGGTGAAGATGCCTGTTTTGCAGGTGGAGAGTCCCACCCCGGTCAGGTGGATTTGGACTTGTTGGTGTTAGGTGACGGTGACCAAACAATCTGTTTTGAAGCAGACGATCCCTCACCCGAACCTTCTACCTCTCTTCCCCAAAACCCTTACCCATTTGAAAGAATTCCTTCCCCTACTCAAATTATTCCTCCTATTACTTTGAGTGTTTCCTCTCCTGGTTCATCCACTCCGAACAGTGTTGCTGACGATTGTTCGGTTTCATCTGGAGTCAGCAACCATATGTCGACAGAAGCAATTACGGCTTTGCTAGAACAATTTCAGCAAGCGGAATCTACATCTACCCCGCTTACTTTAGCTATGTGTCAAATTACACAAGTTTTAAAGAAAATTAAGCCGTTAAATCTTTCAACTCACATTGCTTCTTTAATTTTCGGTTCTTCTTCCGAACGTCTTGTCGCCATTGCATCGATTGCAGAACTTTATGGTTTCCTTTGGTCTACAACAGCAGACTATATTCTCTTTTATAGGAACATCATTTCTCCATTTGCTGATCTCTTAAAGGTCAATCTTATTAAAGATGATGGAACTGTTAAGAAAAGTTCTGAATTAGAAGAAGATAAATTACAAGTCACCCTGGAAGGGGTTGACGTTATCGATGAAAAACGCTTTTTTGGAGCGTTAAGCGTCGCTTCCAAGCTTGGAATCGACGCGGACGGCTTAAAAGGTATGCCTACCACCCTCGGTTTTCTAAGTGCAGCAACAATGTGCCTAGCAACCGTAGCAATTAATGGTTGGAGTCCGAACGTGAGTGCAACATCCAATATCATAAGTATCGGAAACATAGCGCGTGCCTTTAACAACGTAGAAATGACATTTGGCAAAGCATTAACACATTGTACAGACCTTTTTATGAAGGTTTGTGGTCTAGTAAATATTCCAGATCAACCTCCACATGTTACTAAATTTATACGTGAGTTGTCAGCTGAATATCAATATGTCGTTTCTGTTCTCGACAAAATTGATGAATTCCCATATGTTCTTATGGATGATGAAACAATGATCCCGACGATCGAAGCTCGTATAGCTTCATTCCATCTTAAAATTGTTTCTTTTTCTAGTGATATTAAAACATTACCTAATTTACGATACATTCTTGATCTTTACAAGAAATATACTGAAGAGTTGATGACTCTTATTAAAGATCTTAGAATGGTTTGTGGAAAAAAATTAGAACCCGTTGTGATACATCTCGCGGGTGAGACCAATATTGGAAAAACTGAATGTACGGCAGAGATTCTTCGTCGTTTGGGCGACTTGCATCAGCGCCCTTTAACATCTTTTACACGTAATATCAAGGACGAATTTGTTTCTGGTTATCATAATCAGGACGCTTTTATTTATGACGACTACCTTAATGATGCTGAGGGTAAGGATGTTCAAGAGCAACATCGCTTGTGTGGTGATGCTCCATGTCCTATGGTTCAGGCTGCTCTTGAGAAGAAAGGTATGCCATTTACATCTTCGTATATCTTAAATTGTTCTAATTTTCCTTATATCAAAAATTCACCTCTGATTAGGGATATTGAATCTATAAATAGGCGTCGTCATTTTGTTTATTATGTGACTAATCCCGCTGCGACAGAATGGAGAAAACAAAACCCTGGTCAATTTCCAAATGAATCCTCAGGTGTTTTTAAACCTGATTTTTCTCATTTGGAGTTCTATCGAATTCCGCAATCAGAAGATCCTCGCAATCCTCCTTTTAGTGGAGGTGATTGCAGAGATGGTGGTAAATTCCCTCGCATTACCCTCCATACTCTTGTTGAGGATCTTTATCGCATGCATTTGGTTAAGAAAGAGCGTTTTCATCAATATCTTAAAACGCTTTCAAGAGATAGAGCAGCTCCCATACCTGAACATCCGGTTTGTGTAACTTGCAATTCTGGTTCCGCCAAAAATTGTGGAAAATGTGCTTTGTGGTGGTGTCCTGAACATCCATGCCGCCATGAAGTTTTGAGAGTTGCTTGTGAATTGATAACAAAACCTGAGCAAACTTGTGCTGTGAATCCCGCTCCTTCTCCACCTCCTCCTTACCGTATTAAGCGAGAGGCTGATGATGATAGCGATGAAACGCTGTTGGCAAGCATTGATGTTTCTGAGGAACATACGAAATTTAAGTGCGGTTTTACTATCGCACTGATAGGTGAACCTGGCACTGGTAAAACAACAACATTAAAGAAAATGATTGCAAGATGTGAGACAGAAGATGTTCCTTTTGTCTATTTTCTTGAAGTTCCCGATAAGATTGATTTCGATCCCTCAATCCGTTTTGCTTTCTTTGAAGACGTGACAAGAACTCGTGAAGGTTTTGCAAGATTCGTGCAATTTGTTATGTTGCATGAAGATGGTTTCTGCGTCGATACCTCATTTGTTTTTACAGCTAACAATGAGCCGCATTCTCTTTATTTGCGCGATGTCCCACCACAGATCGCTGCTGCTTATGATCGAAGAATCTGGCCTTATATGTTTACATTTAAGAGCAGAGCTTCTTTTGCTGGTAAGTTGGGTTTTTCAACTTATACTGCTGATGATGTTCGGTCTCTTGGGAATGCAGGCAATTATGAAAAGATGGTGTGTATTGCTGAATCACGAGGTTGTCGCCAGGTTTATAGTTGCGAATCACTTCTTTCGCATATTATGCTGAATGCCGTCCCTATTAAAAATGACCTGGTGAGATTGACAGAACTTCCAATTGTTCCTTATGAACTTTGTGCTCGCTCAATATCTTATAATGACACGGTTGAAGATTTTTTTCTTCTTATTGGCTCTGTGTCTGGCGTTAAAAAGGTTGTAGTTGATGTCATTCCTCAACTTATGAAGAAAGCTAACGTTCCCTATTATTTAATGGGTCAACTTACTCGTATTTTACGAATCATTACGGGTTGTGGTGTTGATGTCATTTTTAAAACTAATGGTGACACTGATTTAAGTCTCGAAAATGCTGAATCTGCGATGGTTAATATCAATAATATGAGATTGGATTATGATAGTTGTGAGATGCTTGGTGTTAGTTTCACAAATTATGGAATTGCCATTATGTCTGTGGAAAGGGATGGCAAAAACTGTCTTGTTCTTGCCAAGTTAAGTAACTGCGTTAATACCGTTGCAGTTAATGAATCTCAAAAACTTATTCATGCACTTTACGCTCGTGCTCTCAAATTTATGACAACTAGCGAAGCTGAGAGAAAAGCTATGATCGTTGATCTAACTTATAAGAAAATCGGATCTCCGTGGTCTGAAATTTTACAGATTCTTCAATTAGGTTTACCTGTTTTGATGAGTCTTTACGGAATGTACACCATTTTCCGTGATAAGTCGGCGATCAGAGAGATGAGAGCGTCATTGGATCCTACAATAATTCAGCACGGTCCGTCTGTTTCTGATAACACGACAAAGACAACACCAACCTATACGACATCTCAAAGGTTCATTCATCATGGGCCTTCTGTTTCTGATAATACCACAAAAACAACACCAACTTATACCAGCTCACAGCGATTTGTTCGCCACTCTTCCGATAATAGAGTGTTTAAGCATAATAATAGAGCTAAGAACCCGCCTGCGCGTATCAACACTTCCGCAGCGCAGTGCGATACTACTAATTCTTATGCTGGACCTATACCATCAAGTATTCTCCAACAGGTTAATTCTGTTCAAAATAGATATCCTGTTATGGAGGATGGTCTTGTTAATGAAGAAGTTTTGGCTGAAGCAACAGAATTGATGAAGACAGGAACGAATGAAGCTGCTGGTTTATGGACTAAGATCGGTTCACGTGATCTAATCTATGGTGATGAAAATCACTCTAGTTGTGATAACGCGGCAATGGACTTGAGACGAAAGATTGTTCGTTCTATGGGAAAGCTTGAACTTGCTGGAAAACACGTTGTTTTCGTACTTGCTGTTGCAAAAAGATTCATTGTCACCACATTGCATGCTTGGAATTCACTCCGAGCTTCTGAATATACCGTTGAATTTTATCGTGATCCCGGTAATCGTTATGGTGTAAAGTATGTGGCTTCGTGTGAGTTGGAAGACGTTGTTTATCTGGAGGTTGATGAGACTTGTCAAAGTTTCCCAGATTTGAGAAAACATATGCAGCATTCTAAAACCTATGCTGTTCCGAATAATGTTTCTGGTTGTGTCATCATTCCAGAAAGAGTTATGCGACGAGATGCCTTTTTCTATGTAACACCTTGTATAGTCAAAGAAGATACCGTTTTGTCAGGAGGCGAGAAAGCTCTCTTGTACGATGGTTGGGTTAAGCAAATTTCCTTACGTTGCTTAGTTGAGACTGGTCCTGGTGACTGTGGATCCCCAATCGTTCTTTGCAATTCTGATTTTAATAATAAGCTTATTGCAATACATAAAGGAGCTTCTCAAAGTAGAGGTGTAGCTGTTCGGGTTTTCTCGAACGACTTAGATGATTTTTTACCACCTATCATCTCAGAAGCTGCTTTGCCTTATCAAGAAATTGTGCTTTTTCCGAGCACTTTTTCTTTACCAAACGGTAAAGAGATAGTTGGTTATTTAGATGGTAGTATTCATCAGAATACGAAGACATCTATGTGTCGTAGCCCACTAGAGACAGAAGTTTATGGAGATAATTTTTTACCAACAATTTTGTCTCCAAAAGACCCACGAATACCAGATGGAACTTTTTACAATCCATTCGAGACAAAGTTTCATTGGTTGCATTATGGTAGATCACATAGTACAGTTAAAATCTCGTTAAAAGGATTTGAAACGTGTGACCAACGTGAAGAACAACTTATGTTGTGCGCAGAACGTGTTGCGGATTTTTGGATTCGCATCATAAAATCTAATGGAGTCGATCTCTCCAAATTAACCCTTACAGAAGCGATAAATCGTAAATCTTGTTTTACATTTATGAATGTTATGAATCGTGCCACATCACCATCGTGGCCATGGGTTAATAAGAAATCTGCGAAAGGGAAGAAAGATTTTTTAACTTTCGAAGAAGATGGTCTTTGGAGACTATCACAAGATCAGAATGGAAAAGAAATGTTGGCGGCGATTAATATGCTTGAATCCGCCCTCAGTTCAGGTGCTAAGGTGCCATTCGTTTTTACAGAAACAATTAAAGACGAAGTAAGACCTAAAGATAAAGTCATCATTACACCCAAAAGCCGTACGTTCGCCGCGTGCCCGATGGAAATAACAATTCTAGGGCGGCGCTATCTAAGTGCATTTTTTGCATTAGTGGCAGCTTGCTGGCCGCAGCTATTTCATAGCTTAGGCGTCGATCCAGACAGTGAAGACTGGGATATTATGTGTCGTTCAGTAATTAAGACACATAGTGATTTTGGAAACGGTGACTACAAAAATTACGACTCAACGCACAAGAGAGTAGTTAAGAAAGCATATCGACACATGATCGTAAAAGCTTACGAGACATTGGACCCCAATTGTACAAAACGTGACACTCGTGTCAGAGACGCGTTCTTGAAAGCCCTTGACAACGGGCTTATCGCTGATCGTCAGCTCTTATATCGTTTTTCCGACGGTATTTTTTCAGGACGACTTGATACAACGTTTTTTAACGTATTTGCTAATCAAGTGTATTCGTTTTATACATGGATTGTTCGGATGTCTGAGTGTGGGCAAACCAAACTTAAGACCTTACATTCATTCCACGATCGTGTCGGCCAAAATTATACGGGAGATGATAACTTTTTCTCGTATTCAGATATCGAGTTATTTAATTTTAAAGATCAAGTAAGAATACTCGAATCGCATCTTGAAATAATATTGACAGATGCAGCGTCAAAAAACCCTGAAATTGTCTTCAAATCTCGCCGCTTAGGGGAAATTGATTATCTTAAGAGAGAAATCTTTTTCTACGGTGGTCGTTTTGTCGGAGCTTTAAAATCAGAATCTATGGATAAAATGATAAATTGGGTTCATGGCAGAAAACACCAAAGCCATGTTGTCGAATACCACTACGACGCTGAAACATTGATTGCAGTCAGTTTTTCGATCTTGCGAGCTCTTGTAGTTCGCGGTAGAGCTCAGTATGAATTTCTTTTAGAACATATCTATGAGTGTCTTTTTGACTGTGGAGTTATACCACCTGACTTCATGACATGGGAAGAACAGTGTTTTTCAATGCGTTTGACTCTCACCGAAGAAGTTCAACGTGAGAGCGGTTTGATGACGCCATTTTCAATAAAGCCTAAACTGATTAATGGCGAACCCAGTAGAAGGACCGGGGATGATGGTCGATGTGGGACCACCCGGCCCTCAAGCCAGCGAATTCAGCAGACCAGATCCTGCCGGACCAATGAAAGCATTCCAATCAACAACAGCGATAGGAGATTGCTTTCAGTTTCAGAAAGACAAGTTTGTGAACATAGCACTCCCCGAATGGAATACGGGAAACCCTCCAGGCAAGATTCTCTGGAAAGCCCCTATTCATCCATCTATGATACCATGGTGCCAACCAATAATGAGTATCTTCAATGCTTGGCAGGGGAGTTTAGACTTTCGTGCCAAAATTTGTGCTACATTCGTCCACGCAGGAGCCTTAATTCTCGCTCTCATTCCACCGAACATAGCTCCCGAAACATTGTCTGTAAACGATTATACAATGTACAAGTATACCATCTTCGATGCAAGAACGGAGGGTGCATTCGAAACCGGCACAACAGACCAAAAGCCCGTAAACTACCATTACATGACTCAAGAAGTCAAGCAGGCATCCGAAGGACCTATGACATCGTCCGATTTTTTCGATTCCCTTTCACACGGAGGAACATTGGTTTTAGCTGTTCTAGCCCGCCTAAATACAGGTGTAGCTGCGACGCAAT